AACCAAAGAACATCTTGCGATATTTGAAGCAACTCAGGAATTACCAGTTCACCCAAGAGGCTGGTGGTCCTACGAAATAATTAAGGATTGGCTTTCTGGTTACAAGAAGATTCTTTTGAAAGCCCCGTCTGGAACTGGTAAGAGCGTTCTTGAGGACATTATGGCATATTTGAATTTGACACTCTTTGATAATTCCTTCACTCTCATAGGTTCAATTTCAATGCCAATAGCCGTGCAGCATATAGACAGAATTCGTGGATGGGTAGCTATGTCTCCCTTTAGAAACTTCATAGTGTATGACAGTAAAGAACAAATAAAACTCAAGAATGGTTCAAGAGTCTTAGCGATAGCGCAAAATGAAAAGACTCGAGGTGGTTATCATCCAGACCTTATACTCTTAGACGAGTTAGCACGAATTCGTCCTTCTTCATATTATGGTTTGTTTTATCAGATGGGTAAAACGAAGGGAGCAACTGAAATAGGAGTTTCGACCCCATTTTTATCTTCAGGACCCTTTCTCAAGCTTTGGTATTCTGGGACAGCACGAAATTACGCGGTAAAACTTGAAGACTGTTGGTTTATCACCCCGGAAATGATAAGGGATGCTCAAAAAGACATGTCCCCCTCCTTTTTTGATCAAGTATTTAAAGCTGAATTTGTAGCAACCTCTAATAGAGTGATTCCGGATGAGCAACTTCTCAATGCTATTACGGATACAAGATCGAAATATACAGGAGAAACAATAATGGGTCTTGACTTTGGACGTAAGCGAGATCACACAGCATTGGTAGTGCTTAATGATAAGGGTCATGTCGTATATACCGAAATTTTGCCTCTTAAGACAACTTGGCGAGAACAGTATGCTATAATACGTGATCGAGCAAAAAAATTTAATCCTACCACGATATATGCGGATCAGACATCGATTGGTGATCCCATACTGGAGGAACTTTCGGACCTTCCGATTGAGCCTGTTCTAATGTCTAACGATAAATTAAAAAAGAAGATTATTGACAATTTGGTTTTGTGTTTTGCTTATAATTCGATTCACATACCTAAAGATGAACAAAAGTTGATTGATCAGCTTTCAGCTTTTGTATATTTAGACGACAACTTAAGTAAGTGTGGTCCCGAAGGAGGAGCACATGACGACCTTGTGGATGCGTTGGCTCTCGCCTCCTTGGGACTCGAACGACATATTGATGAGGAAGAAAATACGGACAGTTGGGGAGCGATTGGTGGAGAACAGTCGCTTGATGTGGAGGAAAGTCCTTGGACAATTGTATGGTGATCGGGATACAGATCCTTGGAAAGTAGGTGCTCCGAGTGGTGAAGACGAAAGTGATGAGTCTTCCAGAACTTTTAAGACTACACACGCGTTAGAGGTGGGTGGACCATCTCAAGAAGACTGGGAATTATATTTGACAAGTCCTCCCGCATTTGCAGCAGTTGAAGCCGTTACCTTTGCTGTTCTCTCTGCTGGTTTTGAAATTCACGGTGAGAGTGAGCAAATTAGGGAAAGATATACACGGCGCTTTGATAAAGTATTTCCAAAGCTTTATTCTGTTATGCGAGACGCTTTAGTGTTTGGCGACAGTTATTCGAGAATCCTCTTCGGGAGGGATAACCATTTTACTGATATTGAAGTTTTATTTCCACTCAATGTAGTAACTCAGAATGGTAATTACTTTGTGCGAGAAGGCGGAAAGCTTGTTCGTGTAAAGAACATTTGGCACTTTCAAGCTATGGCTCGTACAGACTCATCTTTTGGCATATCTATGATAGGTGTAGCAAGACAACCTCTTAAATGGAAGAAGGAAATTGACGAGAGTGTCCACGAGGGTATTATCAGACACGGTTTTGCGAAATATCATATTCAGTGTCTCCCAGACAGACGAGGGTTATATCCCGATGAGAATAAGCTCAAGGAATTAGAAAGACAGTTTAGAAAGATTCATGTAGGACATGAATTTGTTTCAACGGACAAGGTTAAAATTGATCCAATTGACACATCTGGATTTCCAGCTCTCTTAGACTATCTGCAATATTACACAAGTCTCGCTGCAACCGGCTTAATGGTTCCGGCTGAGACACTCGGGCAAGGTATAGCGACTTCACAGTACGCAACTGCTAAGGTAAGGATGGAATTCTTTCTCAAAAATACTATTCCTTATTTCCAGAGAGTACTTGAATGCTCCATTAATGATAACCTCATGGGAGAACGAGCTGAGGGGGCTATATTTAAATTAAATGAACCAAAAGAGATCTCATATAAGACAGGATGATTCACGATACATTTACACCTTTAGGACGAGAGAAAAAGGATATATTTCACGATAGGATTTTAGTAGAGAGTGGGGACATGTTATATGACTCCACATCCCAAGGTGTTCCTATCTTCATTCCCCCTAATGTTTTGAAAAATGCTCGTATTCCTAAAAAGTTACCCTTTCAAATTTTTCACAATGGAAAGGAAGTTGGGGAAGTTAAAAATATTCGATGGGATGGTAGAGCACTTCGGGGAGATATTCATGTCTATCCCCAACATAATGAGGAGGTAGTTAGAGAGCTCTTGAGAGGAAATCATGGTTTATCTGTGCGTTTCTCTTCTATTGATGAGGATTATAAAACTTATACACTGATTAAGGACTTGACGTTGGAGCATTTAGCTCTTGTCCCAGCTCCAGCGTCACCATCTGCAAGAATAGTGTAAAATTCTACGAAAGAGATAAGGAGAAAAGAAATGGGTGAATTAGCTGATAGGTTAAAAGAATACGTCGCTAAGGTGCAGTCACACGAACTCAGTGCGTCTGAGGACTTACGACGACTGACGCAGAAAGCCTATTACAACGCTGTCGTGGCTGGAGCTAAACGGAGGGAGTTCATGAGAAAGATACTGCCTGTTGTTAAAACAGGTTCGCATAGAGTGAGGGTATTTACATCCAACGCAAATGGATACGCTTCAAAGGGAGCGTATAAAGGAGAACCTCCTATTTTTCATCCTAAATACACAAGCATTGATGTTGTTACCGAAAAAGCTTGGACCCTACCGCTTGCTCCCAAAGAGTTAGTTGAAGATGCGGAGTTTGATTTAATAGAGAACGAAGTTTCTTTGGCTGGTATGCGATTAGAGAACACTCTCAATCAAGATGCTATTTCCACATTAATTGACGCCGCTCCAAATTCAGTGACATGCGATGGAACATCAGAGATAGCAGCAATAGAAGACGCTTGTGTATATGTTTCAGATTCTCAATTTACACCAACATATTTAATTGCTACACCTAAATTTTATTTTGATCTTGTGTCATGGCAGCCGTCACCTATAATTTACAATAAAGAGCAGGGTGGAACACTCAAATGGGAAATGCTTGCCGTCACTTCAAATGGCGATAATAATTGGGGGTGGAAGAATACAGGAGATGTTGGAGGAGTAGTGCTGGACGCTGAGATGGCAGCATTGATCCTCATGAAAGAGGATATAACCGTGAAAAAATATTCTGATCCTCTTAATGATTTACGTGGTGCAATAGTAGAAATGAAATACAAAGTTGTAGTAAGAAAACCTAAAGCTATTTGTATAATAAAACATGATTAGGGGAGGAAAATGCGAACGATTACTCTGTTAGTAACTCTTTTGGTGTTATGTTTCGTTCCGCTTTCTCAAGCAGCCCTTTCCAGTGTGGTCACGCTTAACGCCACGAATGCGTCAGGGATTAATCACGAGTTGTATTACATTGATTTCCGAGAAGATTTGGATGAAGGGATAATTTATAACTCACGGAGTACTGCTGATCGTGGAACCGTTTTATTCAAACAAGAGGCTATGAGTGCTGGAAATACCATGATGGTAGCCACAAATTATACCTATTTTGAAGGACGTGCTTTAATATCAGGTGCATCTTTAGTAGAGAATATGGGCGGAGTCAATGTTCACAATGCCAATTACACATTAGGTGTGGTAGGTCTAAAGGGAACTTCCAGTTCTAAATTAGCTGTGGTTTCTGCTTCGAGTGTCTCTCCCTACGATGTGCAGTATCAGTACAGCGTTTCGGGAGCAAATGGAGGCGCAGGGATTGGTGCTGCTGAAGTAAGTAACACAGGTAAGACCTATGCAAAAACAACAATAAGAGATGCAAAACAATTTGCATTGTCTGGTGAGTTGAGTTGGTCAGTGCCAAAACCTGCTGGAGGAATGGAAGTGCCAAGTACGGACATATCACATTTGTGTGTATGGGCTCAGGAGAGTCCTGCATATCCTATCTTTCCAGGAATGGGAGCGTGAAATGAAAACTCCTCTTTCCTCTATTTTTAATTTTGGAGCGATCCCCTCTCCTTGGGATAAAAGAGACGTTATATATGCGGCTCTTACTTCAAAGGAAAAGCCAGAGGTATTTAGTCTTAAGGAATACCAAGGACCGGTAGTAGACCAAGGTCCTCGACAGATATGCGTTCCTTGTGCGTTGTGTGCAATTGTAGAGTCAAAGCAATTTTACAATACTAATTTGTCCGAATGTTACATTTACAAGCGTCGTTCCCATAAGGGAGACGGTATGGTACTAAGAAACGCTCTCAAGATTATGCAAAAGGAAGGCACTTGTCAAGAAATGTGCTTTCCGTTGTCTACGTGTCAAGAACGATGCAGTGAAAGCTCAATTAAAAAGAATGCTCTGTCTTATAGGATAGGAGAATACCATAGAGTATTCAATGACATTACGGGTACGATGTATACTCATAAGCTACCAGTATTTGCAGCCGTTCCTGTGTATGATAATTGGTCCTATGATGCTCGTATACCAATGCCCTCTGGTGAATTCTTAGGTTTTCACGCTATTACGATTGTAGGATATAACCTCACAGAGAAATATTATGAATTCAAAAATTCCTGGGGAACAGAATGGGGGAATGGGGGATACGGGGTGTTGCCTTTAAACTATCCGATAGCTGAAGCATGGATAGTTGAGCCGAGACTTGGGAATGATTACGATGATTTGCTTCCTGATGACATAACAATTAAAAATACAATATGTGGCATGTCCATATTTGGGCTTGGTATCGAACTCGAGATTACTGTTCCTTGGGACTGTATTGTAAGACCCAACTTTGGAATATTTCGATTTCCACGTACGCTTCATAAAGGCACGAATTCAGTGATGTTTAGAGTTCCATTTAAGAAAGGTTCACAACCACTAAGTTTAACCTTTAAGCATAAGAATTCTTATGTTAGAATGTCTGCTACTCTTTCTAATACCATTCAATTGAGTGAGTGGGAAAGAATTTAAATTAGAATGAGCTTGCGAGTAACATTTCTCGGAGTAAATGCAGAAGCAAAGGGACATTCCTGTATATTGATTGAGTCTCCTAAAGCGAAAGTTCTTTTAGAGCCCACCCAGCGAGTTAAGGATGTCGATGCTGTTATAATCGCGGATATAGACAAAGATGAATATAGCGAATGGAAATATTATGCAGACCAAGGTGTTCCGATATATTCGGTAGCAGCAATAAAGAGATGGGCAGAAGATAACAAGCTTCGTGAGCACATTCAAGTGATAAGCAACAAGTTCTCAATTAAGGGTCTTCACATGAATTGGCTAAAGGCTAATGTTGCTCCTCATGAACCAGCAGGTGGAGTTAGAATCCCAAGTTACGATGTAGATATTGTTCACGAGTTGCCTGCCTACATTCCACAAGCGATGATAAAAGCATTCGGATTGCCACCGTCTCATATCATTGTTGGTATTGGCTCTTATAAGAAGTCTGATCACAAAATATCATTTGAAGACTTTCTTCTTCAGCTTGAGAAGACTCGAAGCGGTAAGGAAAGAGGTCTTTTGTCCATTACTCTTACAAACTTTAGGAAAGATTTGAAAGAACATAAAAGTGAAGTTCTCAAAAGACTCAAAGAACGATGGGACATTCCAATTTTTTGGGCAGAGAAGGGAATGACTCTTGAGTTCTCACGAAGTGGTCAGGTGGAGAGAATTGACTCTTCAAATGAAATTGAAAAGCTTCATCTCAAAGAATTTCTGTCCAAAGGAGTCGATTATGATATAAAGCACGTTAAGACAAGGTGGAAAGAGTGCATAGCGGATTTGCGATATATAAGTAATGCTGGGATACCTCGTCTGAAAGCGGGAAAGAAGTGGGGTGAGTGGACTCTCGACGCGTGCTATAAATATTTTGCCGCTTTAGTAGATGCTCTTCGTAGTGTGTATTTTGCACTCGTTCCCCCTACTCAACCTGAGCTATACAAAATAGAACATCCCAATAAAGATCCTAAGGAAGCACTTAAGACTACTTTCTGGCAGACATATTTAAAAGCTAAGAAATACATGAAATCCAACCCTCCCAAAGATGAGGAAGAATTAAAAGAATGGAATAAGAAGCGAGCAAAACTAATAAGTACATCTGAAGAAACGAAGAGCCTTAAAGTTGGATACCTTTCCAAGGCTAAACCTTATTTACGATTCTTCCTCCCTACTATTCACGAAGATATTGCGAGTGCTGGATGGGATGAAAAGAAGCTCCTTATCGATGTTAAAGCTGATGGTCTTAGAATTACTCTTTGGAAGTCAGGCGGTAAAGGGTACGTGTTTGTAGATCCAGAAGAATTGAAACATAAGTCTCCATTAATAAACAAATATGTTCCTCAGATAGTGAAAGAAATTGAGGAGCACTTCCCCGATAACACAGCTCTCGATGGGGAACTTTATGCGGCAAAAGGTAATAAAGCTCTACACAGAACTGTCATAAATGGAATTATAAACACCAAGCTTCCTCCTGAAAGATTTACACCTTACACTTACGCCTTTGCTTTTGACGTCCTTATATACAAAGGCAAGGATGTACGTGATAATTCTCTTGAGGAGAGATTAAAGTTGCTTCGTGCCTTTAAATCCACGGCTCATATCAAAATAGAAAAGGCATCTAATGTGGTTGTTCCCGGCTACTCTGGATATGTGGTTAGAGGAAACAATAAAAGTGCGATAGACAAAGCCATTCACTTGATAGAAACATCAAAGCATAATTTACATGAAGGTGTGCAAGAGGGTATAATGGTCAAAACTTTAGATCGTCCATATCAAACACCTACGAACCACGGATGGGCAAAATGTAAGCTATGGCATGAAGTTGATACTGTGGTATTAGATAAAAAGTTGGTAAAAGGGCAAACTGATGTGTGGAATTATTATTTAGGTATCGAAATACCAGCCGGATATGCTAAGATGATGCTTGACGACACTCAGGCGTATAAACGTGTTCGATGTTTGTATAATGGTCATCTTTATAAGAAGAAAGAGTGTCAAGATTATTTAGACAGACGAGGTGCTCGATTCTTTATGGAATACGGAAAGTCGGATAACACAAAAATTAAGTGTGATGTTGGAGACGTTCTCAGAGTGTCATCCGAAGAAGTCCTTTATAATGCAAATAAAACTCACCCAGAATATTCGTATTATACAGGATACATAAATAGGGCGATGGAACCAGTACCAGAAAGAAAGACTTCTGATAATTTAGTCGTGTTGCACCGTCTTGCTTTACTTGAACCTCAACGGATACCCTTGGAGGTCTTAGCGAAATGGAAAGAAAATATGCCTCCAGAGATAAAGAAGTATTGTGAATATATTAGGTCTTTATCCACCCCGAAACTAATTCAATTTTATAATGCACTGAAGAAGGTTCAAAATGAAGAGTGAACTCGTAAACGCTCAGAATGTGAATACTCTACTCGAATTGGTAGAGTCGGAACTCAATTATAGACATGCGAAAGGATTGCATATTCCAAATAGAGGAATGTATCTACCATCGCCACATGCTAAGCTTATTCATGATGGTCATAAGACAGTAATCCTCAAGGATAGGAAATTTAAGATAGCAGGCGTCCCATTCCTTTACTGTGACAATAAATATGCTTATGGTGTATTAGAACTTAAAGAACCAAAAGAAATTAAGACAGAAGGGCAATTTAAGGCTCTCCAGAAATATCATAGAGTAACCAAGAAAGAGTTTGAAAATTGGAATTGGTCATTTCCCCTTTACGCTTATTATATTAAAGAGGTTCACAATTTTAAGAAACCTGTAAAGATTAACCTTCCTCAAGGCGTGCAAAACTTTATTAAGAATCCAGTTCAATATTTAGAAGATAGTGAATATCCATTTACTGGTAAGCATGAATTATCTCTTCCTCTACAAATAAACTGTCCCAACTGTGGAAGGTGGATATACGTTCCACATTCTCCAATTCCGTCTATTGTCCTTATTGTGGTTATCAATTGAAAGAAGTGGAAGAAGAAAAATCACGGATGGTTCCTCTTCCGAAAGAAGAATACTCTCGAATAGTTAAGGATTATCCTCTTAAACCTTTGCCTAAGAAATATTATAAAGATCAGAGAGGAGGAGTAGCTTGGTGCTTTGCTTCTCCTCGAACTAAAGTCCTCACGGAAGGTGGATGGAAGCCTTGGAACAAAATTTATCCGGGTGAGAGAGTCTTAACACATAAGGGCAGGTTCATGCGAGTCACTCGAAAGGACGCGTTTGAAGGCATTTATGACTGGATTAAGGTTCACCTTCAGTTTGATAACATAAAGGACCTCAAATATGATATTCGAGTAACCGAAAATCATCCCTTCCTCACGACCGAGGGTTGGAAGGAGGCAAAAGACTTAAAGGTTGGCGACAAGATTGCCTCAAAAACACCCAAGCGTTGTCTTAATTGTCGGGCTCCGATTCCACTCTCATGGAATGCAAAAACAGACTTTATGTTCTGTAGTGATGAATGTGCACGAAACTATGAGTGGACAGAAGAGAGTTTACACACTGAGTACATTGATAAACAAATTTATGATAATCCTCTTGCTGATGTTACGGTTACAGTTGTAAAAATAGAAAGGATTAAGATTCCAAAGAACTCTACCGTATGGACACAAACTCATGCTTGTTCTTTAGAGGTAGAGGAAGACCATTCTTATATGACTCCTTTGGGATTCTCTCACAATTCACAATGGCACATAAGAGGCATAAAACCAGAAGATAAGGAAGCGTTTGATAAAGGTGAAATATCCTTCGAGGAAATGATTTTACGTCACAGTCTTCATCAAGACTTGAGATGGAAATTAAACGGCGTTTCAGTCCTTCCTCAGTGCACAATTACCGAAAGTGATATGAAGTCCTATGTGAGAGGAATGCTTGGGCAACTTAATCCAGAACAGAAAGGTCCTGCTAATGTTCAAAAAGTTAAGGTTATTCCCAAAGTAGAGGTCGCTAAACCTACAATGCCTAAGTCTAAAATAAAAGAATTCTTAATAGACAAGGAAGGGGCTAAGCTCATTAATAAGATAATAATTCACGAAACTTCTTATTGGATTAGTCCTGGAGAAATAGGATCGCTTCCGTACACTTGGGCTTACATGGGAACTGTATGGACGGGGAAGGTGGCAACGGGGGATGAGAGAGGAGATTTTCATGAGCTCTTCTTTTATCCCGATAAAGATCTTCCGGAACCAAATAGAAAATTCTTCGATGGACGATTCATACTAAGAGCCTTTAGAGGTGAAGCAGCACGAGGGGGCAAAACGTGGTGGTTGTGGAAGTCCACGAAAAATCCTTATCCGCAAAACCCCTGGTGCTATTGTGATCAGGGTGAACATGAAGTCCTTCCTCTTGACAAGATAAAACACTGGGGTCACGAGGATTATCCTGAATGGAAAACAAGAAAGGATGATTGTGAATAATTTTAGAATTTGACTTTCTGTTTCGTAGATATGGGTTGGCTTTCTGGTTATGCTTATCGGAAAAAAGTAACTATTTCCGGCTCGAGTGGAGCCGGAAACAACTATCAAGTTAAGTTAAAGATAGGTTCGTCGTCGGGTGGAGATTTTCATTTAGAGGGGCACTGTAACAATTTCCCTAATGACATTCGGTTTACTGATGATGATGGTGAGACTCTACTCGATTACTGGATAGAAGATCCAGTACAGGATCCCATTACGGTTTGGGTAGAAGTCAAGGATAACTTAGACAGCGATAGGGATATTTTCGTCTACTATGGTAATCCTTCAGCAAGTTCTGCGAGCAATGGTGATGCAACTTTTGAGTTCTTTGATGACATCAGTGATGTGCCTCAAGATATTGAATACATCTCGGATGGTAGCGACAGGGCGACGGCTTATGAGATGTCTAACAAAATAGTCCGATATGAAAATAAAACACATATTGCTTATTTAAAATACGAAGGAGGCAGCCACAAAGCTTATGTGAGAACCTATCACCATGATACTGGCGAGTGGGACGATGAGGTTTATTTAGGCAGTATATACGACAACCACGGTGGACCAGCTCTTGCAATTGATTCAAATGGCTATCTCTATGTTTTTTATGATGGTCATCACGCAAGCTTAAAATGGCGCAAAAGTACTAATCCTAATGACGCATCTTCTTGGACTGATGCAGAGGCTGTACCGAATCAAGCCACTGATCCCACTTATCCCTCGGTTGTGATAGATACTTCTGACAATGTGCATTTGATATACAGAGGTGATCAGACTACCAATTGCAAACTTTATTATCAAAAATATAATGGTTCATCGTGGAGTACTGCTACAATATTAGCAGAAGATAATTCCTCCCTTATACCTTCATACTCCTGTTCGGTAGCAATTGATAGCAACGATGTTCTTCATGTCGGCGTACACTTTTTCGACCTTGATAACACTAAAGGCAAAAAAGTGGGGTACATGAAGTCAGATGACGGAGGTGGTACTTGGAAGAAGTCAGATGGAACGACTTATACTCTTCCTGTTACTTCTTCGACCATAGAAACTATTGAGGAGGGTGATAACCTACGGTTAGGTAATATAGCAGTTGATTCTGATGGACATCCTTTTTTCGTTGTGCATCGTCTTCACAACTCACCTCAAAATGCTCAATTTTGGCGACATAATGGTACATCATGGGTTGGCACGACTTTATCAATTCAAGGTAAAAATATACAGAGTTACGCTTCCTCCAGTTTTTTGAATGGAATAATTTATGTTTTCCTTCATGTAGGAAGTTCGTGGAAAGCTGATGACTGTGAGGTCTATTTATTTTATTCTTCTGATAATGGTTCAAGTTTTACGTCTAAACAGATTTCCACTACTGACTCTTCAAATGCAAACTGGTTATCAAATGCAGAACGAAAAAATAGTGCAAACACATTGTCGGAAATGCGGCTGATGTGGACGCATGGCAGTTCTAATCCTACTGAAATATACTTTGCGAAAATAAATGAAGATTATGATGCTGAGTTATATTCGTTTGACTTAGATTATGTTCCAAGATACACTTGGGATACAGTCTATTGGAGCGATTATACCACTGACTATAAAAGTGCTCCTAAGTCCAAACGAGGATATACGAGTTCTGATGAGAATAACCTTTCCTCTGTAACTGGTGTGAATTTATCAGAGAAGCAAAACATGCCCCCTTCAGGAGTAATTGAATTGAATATGAAAAGTTTGGGTGGATCTGTGGAATGGATTAACTTCCTGAGTTCTAACGATAAATATATTTGTCGTGGTAACCACTATACAAATCGAGGGTTTTATCGGGGGGATTGGGCAAATTGGGCTGGCTATGATGATATTTGTGTTCTTTTTGATGGAGATTGGCATAAGTTTATTGTTAGATATACATCAACATCAACACAAATCCAAGTAGATGATAGAGATCCCGTTGATTTGCCAACAACAACAGAAGTTGGATATCCAACAATGTTTGGTTTAACAGATACTTCGGTGAACGTTGAAAATAATTACTTAGTAGATAATTTGTTTATTCGCAAATACGTCTCCCCAGAACCTTCATTTAGTAGTGCCCAAGCTGAAGAAGGACCGGTATTCACTTGTGGAGACGTGCTTTCAAATTCTTCATTATCTGCTGTCCAAAGAGAAGTCTTTCCAGTATGCTCCGAAGTATTGAGCTCTTCGGATTTCTCCGATTCTCTTCTTTTAATGGTCTCGTGTTCTCAAGACTCATTAGGATTGACAGACTCGAATGTCACTTTAGCTACTCTTTTACTCAATGCAATTGACTCAATAGATGTCAGTGATGGTTGTACTCTTTCTCTCTCGTTTACATCATCTTGTTTGGACGTATTGCATGCCATTGATAGTACTTCGTATTTATTATCAAGTGTGGTTAATTGTTTAGATAGTTTGGGAGCCCAAGATTCTATTTCATCATTCCTCTCGATGTTATGTCAAAGTAAGGATAATATTGGAGGAGCGGACGGCGAAACTTCTCAGCTTTCGGTTGAGCAAGTGTTGCTCGATATTCTCGCTTTCCAAGATACGTCCTCCTACCTTGCGGGTATTATTGCCTCCGCTTCTGACATTCTTAACATGCAAGATTTAAATAGTATTCGCTTAACGTTTTCTTGTTCAAGTATAGACATTATTAAGAGTGTAGATAGTGGAGGAGTTAATGTTACATTCCACTTAGATGGAAATGACATACTCAAAGGAGCAGATTTTGTTTCAGGTAATCTTCAGGTTCTTCTTGACTCTTTAGCAGTCTTTAAGAGTACAGACCAAAGCGCTTCTTCCCTTTTAGGCTTCATTCTAAGATCAGCCACTGATGTACTTGATATGTACGATTTGAACACAGCCACGCTTCAGATATCCTCTTCTTCGATAGACCTCTTCAGGACAGAAGATAATTCCTCTATTAACATCACGTTCCATTTAAACAGTGCAGACGTCTTTAAAAATTCTGATTCAGCAATTCTCAGTTTACAAGCTCTTCTTAGTGCATCAGAAATACTCAAGGCTAGTGATGGTCGTACAGCATCAGTATTTGCCGAGATATTAGCTTCGGCGTCTGATTTGCTTGCTACTTCAGATTATAATACAGTTCGTTTAGAGTTCCTCGGATCTGCAATTGATATAGTTGAGTCAGTAGATAATGCTTCTTCCAATGTTACACTACATTTGAATAGCTCAGACTTGCTTGGCGGAATGGACAGAGTCGCAGCTAAGCTTGAAGCTCTTCTTAGTGCTATATCAAAATTCAAAAGTTCAGATGAATCTCGAACCTATGAGGTTATATACGGAGTTCCCGTCAAAATATTTAAAGCTCAACACAAAGTCTTAGTATTTAGAGCAGAATAATTCTAATCTCAAAGATAAGGTGGAAGGATATGAGTGGGAAGATAGGTATTGGTGGCGTATTAGAGATCGAATGCTATGACAAGGATGGTGAATTGAAGTGGAAAGACGATGCTCACAACATGTGGGATCAGGAGGGCAGAGATTACATACTGAATGTGATATTCAAGAATGGTACTCGAAATGATCCTCTCTACGTTGGTCTTTTCGAGCAGGATACTCCTTCAGATGACTGGACAATGTCTAACAATGGAACGACGTGGCATGAGAATGAGAGTTACTCTGAGTCGACTCGACAAGAATTCATAGATGGTAGCATAAGTGGTACTACAACTCGACAGCTTGATAACGATGACAACAAAGCTACATTTAGCATAACTGCAAGTGCAACTCTCAAGGGTGCGTTCTTGACGACAGATAACACAAAGGGTGGAACATCTGGTACATTGCTATGTGCAGCTACTTTCGATGAAGGTGACAGAAGCGTAACAAATGGTGACACGGTGAAGGTTAAGTATACGGTTGGCTGTCAGGACGCATAAGCGAGATGGTCTTAATACCAGATCGCTGTTATAAACAACCAAGCGAGAAGGAATATCTCCAGATAGATTTCTCTTCTCGACTTGGAGATAGTGAAAGAATCACAGCTATTAAAGAGTGCAAATGTTATGATGAAGAAGGCAACGATGTTACAAACGATATAATAGAAGATCCAGTTAGGGACGACACGTCAGTAAAGTTTTGGTTTAAAGGTGGAGAGTCAGGCAAACGTTACGATTTAACTGTGAAGGTTCAAACCTCCGAAGCTGCTACTCTCGAAGAAGACTTAATATTGATAGTAGAAGAGATAGGACATTAAAATGGCTATAAAGATTGGAGAATTCCTATCGACCTATACAGAAATTCACTCGTTTATCATGGGAATATATGCAGGACTCACAGAATGGCGTGGTATAGATTCAAATATCCTAAATAATCCTGATGTTAAGAAAGAACCTCATTACTGCTACGGTGGTTACGTCTTAGGTACTTTACTTAGATGGGCTATAATTCTTACTATGGGCTATAAGTTCTTCTTAGGCTGATATTTCTATTGTTCCTTCTTTTAGGTGGTGCAATATGCAATTTTCAATAATAGTTGCGACAAACCGTGGACCTGAACTCCTAAAATATTTATTTGTCTCTACACACCCTGAGAGTGAACTCATAGTAGTTGACTCTCACTATAAGGAAAAAACAAGAGACTTTCTCTCTCGCCAAGAGGGATATAGACAGATAGTCTACGCTCCACCTGAGCGTTCACCCTTTAGGTGGCATAGAGACTTTTCTCAGTCTCTTAATACAGCACTATGTCTTGCTGAGCACGAATATATTGTACGTGCAGACGACTACATAGAATTCAAGGAGGACTTCTTTGACGTTGCTGAGACGGACGTTAAGAGTTACCCGGAGAAGACTCTTATAATAGGACAGAAAGCACAAGAATATAACAAGGAAGAGAAGTTCATTGATTACATGTCCCAAAAAGGGATAGGTGGAGAATTCAGATACGTGAACATCGAAAATCCAGCATTCACGTTCTCCTTTGGAGTAGCACCTCTTCGGTTGTATCTTGATATCAATGGTTACGATGAAAGATACGATTCTGGTTGGGGATTCGAGGATAGAGACTTTCTTCACAGAGCGCTAAAAGCTGGTTATGTTGCAATGCTTGATAAGCTTCTTATGGGGTATGGTCATGCTCACAAACCAGCTTGGGAAACAATTTCAATGCCTCATATAATTTATGAGGTAACAAAGACAGAAATAGAGGGTGGCAAAGTTTGGGCTTATAATCCATATAAACTCAAGGATAGACGGGAGCAGAAATTGCAGGAGAAAGAGAAATGGATAGTAAGATAAGCATGATTCAGATACAGACCACGAGTGTTTGTCCTGGAAGGTGTATCGTTTGTCCTTATAACGACAGTTGGTTACGAAAGGCTCATGGTTATATGAGCGATGAGGATTATATCCATGTCTTAGAGGAGGTTAAGTCCTATCTTGGTGATTACAAAGAAAAGCTTCCGCTCTACTTGATGAATGATCCATTTGCAGACAAGAAAATAATTGAGCGAATGGAGTTAGCTTATCAGTATTTCCCTAAATGCAAATTAGAGTTGTCCACCAATGGTCTACTCCTTACTGAGAAGTTATCAAAGCGAATCGTGGAGACTGTGACTCATTATAATGGTGAAGATACTTTTGAACTTTGGATTTCTTTACATGGAGTAAGTAAGAAAACGTGGGAGTTCCTCAACAATTTACAGGGTAAATTTGAAAGAGTCCTCAAGAACATTGTTATATATCTTAAGATAAATAATGGTCAGCTTAGAACAGTCATTAACTCAGCGGGAGGAGCGTCTCGTGATGGTTCTATGTTCTTTTATTCCCAGAGTGCTTGGAAACAATTCCTAAACTCTATATTTCAAACTTATAACCTTCCATTAGACAACGTTCATTTGCGATACTATACTTTTCATAACAGAGCTGGAAACGTAAGGCTATGTAATTGGGATGGAACAGAGTACTATCGAGAAATAGGTCCCGAGTATCCTTTTGAGTGCTGGCGTTTTAGAAGTGGTATTCACATTCTTTACAATTTAGACGTGATAGCCTGTTGCATGGATTGGAACAGAG